GGAAAACTCGGCCCTCGTGGCAATCGTGGCACCCCCTAAAGGGGGGGGTGCCCCGACTGCCCCGATGCGGGGCAATTTAAAAAAACATCAAATTGCCCCGACTGCCCCGACTGCCCCGATGTAATGATAAACCTAATGAAATCAACAACTTGCACAACATGCTTAAAAAATAGGCAACTGCCCCGACTGCCCCGATGGTCTGTTTCTTACCAAAAACTTACAAAAATCTACTGCCCCGATGACCCTGTGGATAACTCGTCATTTTGCCTGTGGATAACTTGTGGATAACTATCAATGAAGGCATGAAAAAAGGCCCGTAGGCCTTGATGCTATTTTTTGTCTTTTTTCTTCATTAAGGCCCTTATTCCGTGAAATTTTGATTCATCATCAACCACGTATCCGCCTGACTTTGGCTTGATGTATCCATCCAAGTAATCAGGATAACGCGTTGTCTTTGTGACGTTTTGCTTGGCTGTAGTCTCTTTTATGTGCCGGTTTGTCTCGGCTTCATACTGCGCCCAGTTGTCGGTAGTGATGTACATAGCCCCATGGCTATCAAGATAACCATACTCAAGCAACGCACCCTCGAAGCTTTGGCGGGCACTGAACGTTGACTTAGATTCTGTCTTTACTACGACCGCATCAACATCTTGTACATCATGCACCACCACCGCTGATGTGATGTCGTCACCGTCTTCGTCTTCACCCATCTTCACGACTTGCAGGTTAAACGAGCCTTCGATACCGTCGTCGCCCTCTTTTTGCTTAACAAGCTTCCAAGTCCTTAATTTAGATACAGGGTCTTTGTTTAGTTCAATGGTTGTTTCAAGTCCACCCAATAACGAGCTACCACCTCGCAGTCCCTTGGTTGCATCCTTCCCTGGGTGAGCAATTAATGAAACTGCACAATCCAGCGATTTTGAAATACTTTCAGAAGCCGCAACAACTTTACCCATGTCATTATTATCATTCTCTTCAAATGAACCCATAGCCCTAGCCAAAGTATCTATAAAAATAATCAAGCCATTATTTGAATTTCCAATTACATACTGAATAGATTCGACCAACTGTTTAATATCCAATGGTGAGCTAAAAGCAAATGCAGAATGTTTAATTACAAAGAAGTTTTCAGGTAATTTTCTTTGGCTATGTATTTGCCAGGCCTTAAGACGGCCAGAGAAACCGTTTGCAGCCTCCAAAATTAAATAAACCACATCAGCCTTTTTTGTGCGGTATCCCATCCAATCACGGCCCTCTGCGATGTGGCACGCCATGTCTAATGCCATGAAAGATTTCCCGGCACCAGGCGGGCCATAAATAGCAGCAACTTCTTTAGCTGGCAAAATCTTTTTGATGTGCCACTTTATCGGTGCCATTTCCGTCATATCTGACGCTGGCGTAAGCGTGTAACGCATATCTTTAATCACCGGCTCCAACAACCCAGCCAAATCACCACCAGCTTGAGCAAAATCATTTGCATCCCCTTTATCCGGCATAACCACGGAAGCACCAGCCAACGCAGCAGCCTTATCAGCCTCACGCCTGCCAACGCCTGAATCATCGTTATCAGCAACGATAACCAGCTCACGCAAAGCACCTACACGCTCGCGCAAAGCCTGTGCCGTGGCTGACATATTCCCGGCTGAATAGCTCACGACTACAGCGCGGCCAGTGGCTTCAAAGATTGATGCAGCCGTGGCAATGCCCTCGCACACATAAATTCTCCCGTCACCTGCCATGTAATCCGGCCCGATAGACCACGAAGCGCCGCCTGTCTTTGAGCCTTTCATAAATAGCTTGGTGCCATCGTCACTTATATATTGCAGGCCACTTATCTCGCCATCAATCATCATCGGAGCCATCAAACGCCCGTCCGGTGCAATGCGCCAGCCTGGATTGCTAATACCCTTGCGCTTGATGTATGGGTGATCATCGCTGGCGAGCTGTGCAGACTCCCATAACCTAGCCGCTTGAAACGCCGCATACTCACGCGACTCGGCCAGTTCTTTGTCACGCTTAGCCTTAACCTCGGCCATGCGTTTATGGTGCATAGCTGACTCTTGGAACGTCAGTTCACGGCCAATGTCAGCGCGGAAATGGCATTCCTGTCCGGTCTTCCAGTCGCCAAACGCCCCTGCTGCAATGTCGCCATCATGGACTACGTACCACCCTGATAAATCCTTTTTCTTGCCACTGGTTGAAAACCTGCGAAGCGTGCCATCTAGCACCAGATCATCAGGTGGCGAGATCCCGGCGTCAGACATAGCCACCCTAAGCTGATGCTCTGGCGACAGTGGTGCAAGCTCTACGGGTGGCCTAAAGCCATTGGGGAAGATGTTTTTTAAGCTGCTCATTGGTTCCTTTTTTATTGAGTGGTAGGCGTGAACGCCAATTCTATGCCGTAAACTTAGCGAAAAAAAAGTTTAAAAAAGTGAATTAAGCTGCTTTGTTGTGGCACAATAGAGGCATCAACAACGAAACTGATGAACAAAATGAACCAATTCTTACTCTGTGTAAAAATCAAAAACAAGCTTTTTGCGGTGTCCGGTACAGACAATAAAACTTGCCAAGCTAACGCACAAACAGCATTCCAGAATGCAGGATATTGCACAAAGACAATGCGGACAATGTATTCTGAAAATGTTATGAGCCAAAAAAACTTTGCAGGAAAATCAGAATCATTTAAGGTAATTTAATCAACCCACCCGCCTCAACAGCGGGTTAGAAAGTAAAAATGAAACCAGAACACAACTGCCAAACCATCCTAGTCAAAGGCGTAGGCTGGCCCGGAATGCCTAAAATTGAAGTGGTTAAGAAACCAGTCAAGGTAAGAGTTAGGAAGCCGGTAGCAAAGAAAGAACCAGCGCCATACAAAGAAAAAGAGTTTGAAAAGCTGGCGTTTTACATGCTTGGCAAACGCAAAATGACATCGAACCAAATAGCTGTAGCTTATGGCAAGCGTCCTAAAAGCATTCAGCTAGACCTTCGCAAAGCGTTTTATGCTGGCGTTGTCCTGCGAGAGCAAGTGAAGCACGTTGAAAGTCCTTATTTTTTATACAGTGGAGTACTATGAATAATATTGTTTTAGCTCTGATTGATTTGTTTTATGCAGTCGTTGGAGCGTCTTTGATTGTTGGTGCGGTGGCTTATTTGGCGGGAGGATGGTGATGAATGAAACTAAAAACGAGTCGCTGGAACTGGCTAATGCTATGGATACAGCGGCATATTTCCCTGCGTATCCAGCGAATCCTTATAAACAGGTAGCCGATATGCTTCGCTCTCAGGCTTATGAGATTGAATATTTGAAATCGTATTCAGAATCTCAGACTGATAGCTTTGACATGATGATGATTGAGTTGAAGAGGTTGCGAGATGAACGCGACCAGCTCAAAGCCAAGCTGGAGCAGCTGACGAGTGGTGATGTTGAGTTGCCAGAGCCTATATACACAAATAAACATCGTGCATACGAAGACTCGTTTAGCAAAGACCAGATGCGTGACTACGGCAACCGCCGTGCCGCACAAGCTGTTCTGGCTGAGCGCCAGAAGATGGTTGGTGATGCAGTAGTCATGACAATACAAGCAGACCTAATTCGTGAGGTAGCCAATGCGCTGTCTGTCTTAATCAAAGCCAAGCCATTAACGGCTGCTTTCGATTATGGCAATGACTCAATTGGCAATCTGCGAGTACGTCTACATATCGAGTCTTCCAGCCACAGATCAACGCTCAAAGACGTGATGGAGCAAGCGGGGATATCCACAGAGCGCATCAACGGGTACTTCAAAGGAGAACAAGCATGACAACAATTGAAGCGATGAAGCAGGCGTTAGCCGCCGGTGAAAGGTTCATTATGAAAGTGCATACGGGCAAGGCCAAGTCTACCGAGACTTACGACGATCTTACGGCTAGTAATAGATCATTGCGTGAAGCCATCAAGCGCGAGGAAGCTCAGACGGTGGAGCTTATTGCAAGTAGTGAGCGTGAGGCACTAGTTGCAAGATTACGAGTATGGGGTGAAAACACATATACGCACACCATGTTTCAGGAGGCCGCCGACATGCTGGCTGCTGATGCTCAGGCGGTGAAGTCCGTCACATGTCAGATTTACGGTCATGTAGTTGGTGCATGTGGTGAGTGCAATACTCATGCCGATTCCGATGTGAATGCAACGAATGCAGTGCTTGCGACTCGCTATTTTGAGTTGCTTGAAAAGATGGAGGCGCAGCAAGTGGCAGTTCCTCATGGCTGGATGATCGACGGATCAAGCCACTTGCTACGTGGCGAGTTTGCAGAAGCTGACGCTAAGTCAGAAGCTAAACGATGCGGAGGAACTTGCAAGGCTTATCCTGTTTACACCAAGCTACCTCATGTTTCTGAGTTGACGGATGATGATATAAATTCAGTGATAAAAGAACAATGGGGCAGACCGCTATCCTTCGGAATACCAGAAGTTGCACACCGTGCATTCGCCCGCGCTATTCTTGCAGCGCAGAAAGCTAAACAATGAAAGAACGAAACCCAGCCACACTAGCTGACATCGAACTAATCGACGAGATCATGGCCAAAGGTGGAAAGTACGCCGACGCCGTGAAAGCCACTGGATTAGATCGATGGGTTGTTTACCGGTCTCATAACCGGCAAGCAAGCTATGCACACATACCAAAGGACCATGACGGCGAACGCCTGCCAGGCGGCACCTATGGGACCAGGAGAACGGTTCCTTTGGAGCTAGTCCCAATGGTTGATAAGCTAATCAATGAAGGCCACACATGGCGTGCAATCGCTGAGATTTTCAATTGCGAACGCCAGACAATCGGACGCGCAAACAAACGAAAAGGAACCTATAAAAATGTACCAAAATAAATAAAACAACCTACTTTTTGCGCTACACTATCAACACACCGAAGCCGGAATAAGCCGAAATCGGTTATCAACAAAAAGGACTAGCATCATGGCTTTTAATCTTGGTTCAATCCAAAAGGGCAAGAACCTTCGCCCACCTCGCATCTTTCTCTACAGCACGCACGGTATCGGTAAAAGCACCTTTGCAAGCCAAGCCCCTAACCCTATTTTCATTTGCGCTGAAGACGGCCTAGATGCCTTGGACGTGGCTCACTTTCCAATCGCTACATCAAGCAACGATGTGATGGAAATGCTGCAAACGCTCTATGTCGAGGAACACGAATACGAGACGGTAGTGCTAGACACTGCCGACTGGCTTGAAAACGTTTTGATGCAAGAGATCGAATCAACACACGACGCCAAAGAACTAGCCTATGGCCGTAGTTCTATGTTTCTTGCTGACAAGTGGCGCGAGATTCTCGACGGGTTTAACGCCCTGCGTAATGACAAAAACATGACTGTCATTCTGATTGGTCACAGTGAAATCAAACGCTTTGACAGCCCAGAAGTTGACAGCTATGACCGCTATCAGCCAAAGCTGCAAACACGGTCAAGCGCACTAGTCCAAGAATGGGCCGACTGCGTACTCTTTGCCAACTATAAAACAGTGGTTAAGAAAGAGGATTTAGGCTTCAACAAAGAACGCGGACGGGCAATCAGTAACGGTGAACGCTTGATTTTTACTCAAGAGAAGCCTGCTTACTTGGCAAAGAACCGGTACAGCTTGCCAGATAACTGCAAGCTTGAATGGTCATCGTTTAGCGATGCAATGGAGAAGGCGGTGGCGGCATGACAAAACCACAACTAATCGAGCTAATCAAGCTACTAAGCGCACTTGAGTCATGGAGCTTTGCAGATAAGCATCGCCTACCTGATTACTTGCTTGAAAAGCTTGATTCACAAATTGAACTTGTAACTAATGAGGTGTTGAAATGAATGAAATTGAAACAGGCGGTCCGGCGTTTCCTGTAACGATTAACGGGCCATGCGAGTGTTTTGGGCTTGAGGCAACTAACACTGAAGTATTGCAGTTTCATGGAGCTACTTTGCGTGATTACTTTGCGGCTAAGGCGATGCAGGGAATGTTATCTGACTTACCCAAATCTCTTTACGGTTTGGATTGGATGCAGAAAACTACATCATCAGCATATGCCGTGGCCGACTCCATGCTAGAGGCCAGAAAATGACAACAAAACAAGAAGACCTATGCAATGAATGGATGAGTTGCAAAGGAATTGAAACTAAGGCCCAAGAACGCCGCCGCGAAATCGAAGACAAGCTAGCAGATCTTCTAAAAATCGACGCTGCGAAAGACGGTACAAAAACAGAATCAATCAATGATTTTGAGTGTAAAGTCACTACCCGTTTAAGCCGCAAGATCGATGCTGACATGGCGCAGGAAATCGCGGCAGAATACGGATTACAAGATCAGCTAGGTATCGTATTTCGCTGGAAACCAGACCTTAACCTGACAGCCTGGAAACAAGCAAACGAAGAAACAAGAGCACAACTTATCAAAGCAATTACCACCACGGCTTCACGGCCATCATTCTCAATCACTCTGAAAACCAAGGACTAACACATGGCACGCCTCGACGAAACATTTAACACAAACGACCTCCCAGAAGATACAGGCGGCGGTGACTTTACGCCACTTCCAGCCGGTGACTACAACGTGACCATTGAAGATGCTGAAATCAAACAAACGAAATCAGGAACTGGTCAGTACATCAATTTGAAGTTACACGTAGACGGCCCAACGCACGCCGGGCGCTTGCTGTTTGGAGTCCTGAACATCAAGAACGATAGCTCACAAGCCGAGCAGATTGGCCGTGGTCAACTTGGCTCTATCTTGCGTGCTTTGAAGATTGAGTCACTGGAGGATACTGACCAGCTTATTTCAGGCCCATTGGTTGTTAAAGTGGTTGTAAAGCCAGCGTCAGGCCAGTACAAAGAAGGAAACGAAATCAAGGCGTACAAAGCAGCCGGTGACGTACTGGCGCCAGCCGCACGACAAGCTCCAGCTAAACCAGCGCCAGCCTCTGCACCTGCTAAAGCTTCACCGCCTTGGGCAAAGCGTTAATATTTGAGCTACAATTAAACCCCGGTAGCGCGGGGTTTTTTCAACAACAAAAGGACGAAAATGGAATACGAAGATTTTTTACGACAAAAAATCAAGATGGCTAATTTCAGTGGCTACACGATAGAACCTGAGAATTTGCATCCTGTTTTGTATCCACATCAACGCGACATTTGCCAGTGGGCAGTTCAAGGCGGAAACCGAGCGATCTTCGCTAAGTTTGGACTTGGAAAGTCTGTAATGCAATGTGAATGGCTTCGCCAAATCATCAATGCGGCCGGTGGCGATGGCTTGATTATTTGCCCGCTAGGCGTGCGACAAGAGCTTATCCGTGACGCTGCAATGGTTGGCTTAGAACTTCGCTTTATCCGCCGCATGGATGAAATGACAGAAGATCACCACTTTTATATTACAAACTACGAATCTGCGCGTGACGGTAAACTTGACCCGTCACACTTTACCGCCGTCAGTTTAGACGAGGCGAGCGTATTGCGTAGCTATGGCAGCAAGACCTACCAAGAGTTTTTACCAATCTTTGAAAAAGTAAAGTTCAAACTTGTAAACACCGCCACGCCTTCTCCAAATCGGTTTAAGGAACTTATCCACTACGCCGGGTTTTTAGGTGTCATGGATACAGGACAAGCGCTTACTCGGTTTTTCCAGCGAGACAGCACGCAGGCAAACAACTTGACGCTGTACCCGCATAAAGAACAAGAGTTCTGGTTATGGGTATCTAGCTGGGCTGTATTCATCCAAAAACCAAGTGATCTTGGCTATTCAGACGAAGGCTACGACCTGCCAGAAATGGAAGTTGTTTACCACGAAGTGCCTACTGATTATGCAATGGCAGGCGCTGACCGTGACGGTCAAAACCTGATGTTTCAAAACCCGGCGCTCGGCCTTTCAAAGGCGGCAAGTGAAAAACGAGACAGCATGGATTCTCGGGTTGGAAAGGTAAAACAGATCGTTGACGAATCGCCAGAAGATCACTTTGTTATTTGGCACGATCTGGAACAAGAGCGCCACTCAATTCAAAAAGCAATCCCTGAAACTGTAAGCGTCTGGGGTAGCCAAGACCTGGACTTGCGTGAACAGCGCATCGTTGACTTTGGAAATGGTGGATACCGTATTCTGTCAACAAAGCCAATCATTGCAGGGTCAGGCTGCAACTTCCAGCGCCATTGCCACCGGGCTATTTTTGCAGGCATTGGGTTTAAATTTAACGATTTCATCCAAGCCTGCCACCGTATCCAGCGATTCCAACAACCGCACAAAGTACGCATTGACATTATTTACAGCGAAGCTGAACGCGAAGTTCTGCGAACCCTTCAACAAAAGTGGCAAAACCACGATCTCATGGTGGAAAATATGACAGCAATTATCAAGCAATACGGCCTTAATCAACTTGCAATGCAAGACGTTTTAGCGCGTTCTATTGGCTCAAAACGAATCGTAGTCAAAGGCGAAAAATTTGAAGTCGCAAATAACGACTGCGTAGAAGAGGCTAAGTTGCAACCAGATAACAGCGTTGGCCTGATGGTTACTAGCATTCCATTTGCGAATCACTACGAATACAGCCCGTCATATAACGACTTTGGACACACAGAAGATAATAACCAATTCTGGAAACAAATGGACTATTTGACGCCGGAACTTCTGCGAATGTTGCAGCCCGGTCGCTTATATTGTTGCCACGTCAAAGACCGTATCTTATTTGGAAATGCAACAGGCACAGGAGTGCCAACGTCAAGCCCATTCCACTGCGAAACGATCATGCACGGCATTAAGCACGGGTTTGATTACCTTGGAATGATTACCGTAGTCACTGACGTGGTGCGAGAAAACAATGGAACGTACCGCCTTGGATGGTCAGAGCAATGTAAGGACGGCACCAAGATGGGCGTAGGCTCACCTGAGTACATAGTTTTGTTTCGCAAGCCTCAGACCGACCGCAGCCGAGGGTATGCTGACATGCCAGTTATGAAATCGAAAGCTGATTACACGCGGGCGCATTGGCAAGTTGACGCTCACGCATTCTGGCGCTCAAGCGGAAACCGAAGCATTACCAGCGAAGAAATGGCGCAACTCGGCCCCGATAAGTTGGCAAGTATGTTTACAAAATACAGCTTGAACACGATCTACGATTACGACTTTCATGTACGTATTGGAGAAGAGCTAGAAGCACGCGGATCGCTGCCATCCACATTTATGAGCCTAGCACCCGGTTCAAACGATGAAGGTGTATGGCATGACATTCTACGAATGCTGACACTCAACAGTGACCAGTCAAAACGAGCGGTAGAAAAACATGTTTGCCCGCTTCAGTTCGACATTGTTGACCGATTGATTGAACGTTACAGCAACAAAGGAGAGCGCGTTTATGACCCATTCTGCGGACTTGGCACCGTACCATATCGCGCCATTCTGAAAGGCCGCACAGGCGGTGGAAGTGAGCTTAATACCGCTTATTTCATGGACCAAGTTCACTACCTGAAATCAGCCGAAAAAGAGTTTTCTATGCCTTCATTGTTTGACGTTTTAGAAACAGAATCAGAGTAAGATACATGAACCCGCCTAACCAGCGGGTTTTCAACTCAACACTAGGAAAGAAAATGGCAGCAACAAAATACTCAAAGCACGTAGGAAAGAAACTGCGACGCCTCAGCACGATAGATCGTCATGACTACCTGCAAAGCGCCGTAGCTAACGCTAAACGCGGCCAAGAGCTACCACACACAAAGCTGCTTGACATCGATGTCGTGACAATCCGAAGCGCAAAACGACAGCGGGAATCATTGCTAAAACATATCCGTGACAACCTAGGAAACGCTGCATTGGCTAAGCAATTTGGCGTACACGTTCGCACCATTGAAAAGGTTTTGAGCTATGAGACTCATGGGGACGTTGCATGAATGATATTCAAACACTAATCGACCTTCACCATGAAGAAGTGCGAGAAGGCCCGCGCGGTCACATGGGATGTTCTCAACTTGGCCATGCGTGTGACCGTTTTTTATGGTTTTCGTTTCGCTTCGCCGTGATTGAAAAGTTCCCCGGCCGAATCCTGCGATTGTTTCGCCGTGGCCAACTAGAGGAACGCACTGTAGTAGCTGACCTCCAATCCATTGGAATGAAGATCACCAACACTGGAGCGAATCAACCACGGGTTGACTTTGGTTGTCACATTGGAGGGTCAATTGATGGCATCATCGAATCAGGCGTGCCGGGTAACACCAAGGCAAATCACATACTAGAGATCAAAACGGCGTCAGCCAAGTCCTACAAAGACATGGTGGCGAAAGGACTTGAGAAGTCCAAGCCTGTATATTGGGTACAGGTGAAATTGTACCTAATGGGCAAAGACATTGACCAAGCCTTATTCGTCATGGTGAATAAAGACACTGACGAAGTTTATTCTGAGATCGTTAAGCGTGATGACGAAGTGGCAAAGAAGTTTTTAGAACGCGGGAAACGCATCGTAAAGTCTGACCGTGCGCCAGCGGGTATCAGCTCGGATGAGTCGTGGTTTGAATGTCGCTATTGTGCCGCTCACGATCAATGCCTTGGTTCCAAGTTAACTAAAGAAGTGAACTGCCGCACCTGCGCCTGTAGCACTGCTATGGAAGATGGAACATGGCATTGCAACCACTGGGATATGACAATCCCTGATCTAGACGCTCAATTGGCTGGATGTGACAATCACATTTTGCATCCCGATCTCACGCCTGCATGGCAGCATGAACTCGCCGAAACAGGCGTTATATGGATGACAAAAGCCGGGCCAATACATAACGCGCCAGAAGGATATTTAAGCCGTGAGATTGTGGCTAACTGGCAAGCGTGCGCGTCTGGCGTGCGCGATAAGTTTGAAGAGTTTGATGCGCGGGTTGTAGGTTAATGTTGCGCGAGTACCAACAACGGGCAATCGACCAGCTATACGAATGGTTTGAATCCGGTAACGCTGGAAATCCATGCCTAGTCCTACCCACGGGCTCAGGCAAGTCTCACATCATCGCCGCACTGGTTAAAGATGCTATCCAATCATGGCCTGGTACGCGGGTATTGATGTTGACGCACTCCAAGGAGCTTATCGCGCAGAACGCTGAAAAAATGCGCCAGCATTGGCCTAATGCACCAATGGGGATCTACTCAGCAAGCCTTCGCCGATATTGCCTGACTGAGCCTATCGTATTCGCAGGCATTCAAAGCGTGGCGAAACGTGGCAACCAGATCGGCCATATTGATCTGTGCATTGTGGACGAATGCCACTCAATAAGCCCAACGGGAGAAGGCGCGTATCGTGAGCTAATTAACGACCTAATGGACATCAATCCAGATATGCGCGTCATTGGATTGACGGCAAGCCCATACCGTCTAGGTCACGGAATGATAACGGAAGGAGACCACGTATTATTCAGCGACTTGATCGAACCAGTATCAATCGAGGAACTAATTACAAGCGGTTATTTATCACCACTGCGAAGCAAGCACACCAGCCTAATGCTAAGCACGCAAGGCGTGACAAAATCAGCCGGTGAGTTTGTCGGTAAGTCGTTGGAGTTAGCTGTCAACACGTTTGACAATAACGCCCGCGCCGTACACGAAACAATCGAACGCGCTAGAGATCGCAAAAGCTGGATTGTGTTTTGTGCTGGCGTACAGCATAGCCTAGACGTGCGCGACATGCTACGCGATAACGGCATAAGCGCCGAATCCGTAACGGGTCAAACGCCATCAGCAGAACGCGACAGAATCCTAAACGATTTCAAAGCTGGACGCATCCAAGCCGTGACCAATTGCGCCGTGCTGACGACTGGTTTTGACGCTCCTAGCATTGACTGCATTGTCATGCTTCGACCCACCCTTTCGGCTGCGCTTTTCTATCAAATGAGCGGGCGCGGATTGAGGATTGCAGAAGGTAAAACAGACTGCATGGTTTTGGATTTTGCTGGCAATGTTGCAACGCATGGCCCAATCACAAACATTACACCACCAGGCCGAAAACGAAAAGGCGACGGCGTAGCCCCAACGAAAACCTGCCCCAACTGCGACGAAATATGCGCAGCTAACGCCAGACAATGCCAGTGCGGACACGAATTCCCAGAGCCTGAAAAGATAGAGAAAGCGGTGTATTTACACGCTGATTGCATAATGGGATTAGAACCCACTGAAATGCCCGTGACGGAGTGGCACTGGAAAAAGCACACCAGCCGCACCAGTGGCAAGGATATGATGATGGTGAAATATTACAGCGGCTTAAATGGCCCGATAATCTCAGAGTATTTCCCGACGCAACACGAGAACTACGCAGGAACTAAAGCCCGCCAAATGGTGGCTACACTGGCCCGTAAAGCTTGTGTAACTTCACTAGAAGACTTAGATGAAACTGTTAAACAACTTAACCAAGGAACACCACCTAGCATGATTTCATACCGAAAAGAAGGTAAGTTTTTTCGCGTGATTGATCGTGTTTGGAGTGCAACAGAATGCTAACCAAAAAAGAAAAACTTCAACTTGACACGCTGAAAGCTCAGTTAGAAGCCGAAAAGCAAAGATCAGAACTATCATCAAAAGCCTACCGCGATGTGCTTTACGAACTGGTTGACGTGAAGATTAAGCTATCCCGTATTGAAGCCGTTTTACGGGGTGAAGAGTGACTTTGTACATAGGAATCGACCCCGGCCTAGTAAGTGGCGCATGGGCCGCCATCGACCACAACGGCGCATTCGTAGCGTGTGGCGACATTTACAACAATGGCGAACGAATCCTACCTAGGATGCTAAAAATAGCACTACAGGAAGTGATTAGAAACAACTGTAACGACGCTGAATTTGTGATTGAAAGCGTATTCGTGAGGCCCGGCCAGGGAATGTCAAGCACCGGCAAGTTTATGCGAGCGTGTGGAGCTATTGAGACTGTAGTTGACTTGCTTTTATACCCGTATGAGCTAGTAACCCCTCAAAAATGGAAAAAGCACCACGGCTTAATCGGCACAGAGAAGAAAGCCAGCCTAGCACTTGCACGTACCAAGTGGCCTACAGCACCGCTGAAGCTAGTTAAGCACCACGGTCGGGCTGACGCCCTATTGATGGCTGAATGGCTAAAGGATGAATTATCATGAGCATTCACAATCAATATGGAATAGGTTTTGATGATTTATTTGAACTTGTTAGAGGAAAAATAACATGGAAAAAATGCCCTGTTTGCGATGCAAATGGACGCCAATACTGGGATGGAAAAACAGGTGAGGGCGTTTGCTCTAGCCCATCCGGAATAGATCCTGAATTTCTTGAGTCTGACGGATGTGAAAACTGCAACGGACTTGGTTTTAACCTCTTCAGAAATTAGATTTATTTAAACATTGTGGCGCAAAGTGTTTAAAGTGAGCTACAATTGAGGCTCAACAAACGAAAGGTTAAATATGAAAACAGATCGTGAATTATTGGAGTTTGCAGCTAAGGCATATTTTAGCGATGGTCCAACACATATATCTGGTGATGGATTTATGGATTGGGTAAGAGATTGCAGAGGCCAATTTAACCCGCTAATTAACGATGGCGATGCGTTGCGATTAGCTGTGAAACTTATTTTAACGATAGATCGAGGTGATTGCTGCTGCTGCGTTAATGTGATTCATGGTCTTGACTGCGAAGAATTTGAGTTAGTTTCAGAGCGAATGAATGAAGCTGATGGCCCGTCATTGCAAGACCCATACGCTGCCACCCGACGCGCCATCGTCCGAGCCGCCGCTGAAATTGGGAAAATAAAATGATCGAAATCAACAACTTCTGCAACGGCGACCCCGTTGAAATCCACACGCATAACGACAAATGCGGGAAACTGGTTAGCATCATTCAATATGGCAAGGCTATGCGTTTCCAACACTCTATGACGCCATCACAAGCCCGCGAAATGGCAGCGGCTTTGATTATTTCAGCTCACAAACTGGAGAATGAAGAATGAACTACACTTTTGTTTTTGACGGCGGCGAGTTGGATTGTGAACTCGACTATGAACCAGCCGAGCGTGGTAGCCGTGAGCCTGGAACTGGTTTGCAACTTGAGCCAGACGAACCAGCAAATGCTTTCCTGGTAACAGCAAAGATTGGCGGCATTGACATTTCAGAATTGCTGTCAAATGAAATCATTGGATTGATTGAAGCTAAGGCGTTGAAATCATGAACAAAGATGAAATTATCCGCATGGCACACGAAGCGTGGCCAGAAGAATATCGATACGATGCTGACGATCAATATGTGACATTTAAGTTCGATGAACTAGAGAGATTCGCCGTCATCGTAGCCGCCGCAGAGCGCGAGAAATGCGCAAATGTGTGTGATATCCATGCTGAAGGATGGAAGGAGAATCCAGGGCGAAACCCAGCGGCTGGATTTATTTCGGCAAGCAACTGTGCAACAGCTATTAGAGCAAGAAAAAAACCATGAAAACAATCCGCAAATCAATCGGCATAGTAATATTTTTCATGGCTTTGCCTTTGATCTTTATCGCCATGATTATGGCTGAACTGGCTAAGGCCATTGGAGGTAAGTGATGACCGACAAAGAAACCTACGAATCAGCATTACGAACCAAAGTGCAGATTGAAGACTACCTGATGCAAAAACGATGTTTCGACTGCGACAACTTGGACAAGATAAACGGCAATGTTTGCACGCTAAACGGAGGCGTACCTGACGATTATTTATATTCCACCAACGAATGCGACGATTGGCACTACATAATCCCGTTTTAACTGTGCTACAATGAATTATCAACAATTATCTAGAAAGCATAAAATGAACACTCGTAAATTCGCACGCACTATGGATGAAGCCTTTCCATTTGGCCCGTCCTACGGTTGTGCCATTGAAAAACCAAGCCGCACAGAAAAAGTACTTGATTACGCAATCGCTACGGCGTTTGGCGTCTTGCTGGCATTTGGTGCAATTGCATACTTCACATCATGACCAAAAAAGCAACCAATAAATACCCCACACTTCGCGTCCGAGTAAGTCAAGAGATGCACGACAAAGCATACCGCACTGGC